CAACTATGGCTATCTGATAGCCAACACCTCAGAAATTCAACAGGAGAGCTAAATGCTCATGAAAGCATATAACGGAACATTCACTAAGAAGAACGGAGAAGCGAGAACCATGCGGTTTGTTCGCCTACCCGATATTCCCGAGACATTCATCACGTCTCAGATCAAGGGTACCGGAAGTAAGTCAAAGCTTACTGAAGGTATGGAGCTTGTCTGGGATTTGGACACTTCGGCATTTCGCATGTTTAACTGGAAAACAGTTGACGGCGAGATTGCAGAAATCGAGGTCGATAGCCCCTTCGATAATTCTTAAAAAAAGTCCTTGACTTTCGGGTCGGGATGGGCTATAATACAAACAGCAAATCAAGAGATTAGTTGATTTGACTCTAACAACAACAAAAGGTAAAACATAAGATGGCTATTGATCTATCAAAAATGAAAGCAAAACTGGATGCCCTCCAGAATAAAGATTCCGGCGACAAGAAGTTCTGGCGACCCCAGGACGGTGAGCAAGCGGTGCGAATTGTACCCACTGCAGATGGCGACCCCTTCCGCGAGTATTTCTTCCACTATAATGTGGGAGCGAATCGCGGTTTCCTCTGCCCCAAGCGTAACTACGGCGATGAATGTCGCGTATGTGAGTTTGCCTCCCAATTATGGAAGGAAGGCGCAGCTAAGGATGATGACGAATCTAAGAAGATGGCGAAGGGGCTTTTTGCCCGTCAACGCTTCTTCAGTGCAGTTCTCATTCGAGGTGAGGAAGATCAAGGTGTCCGTGCATGGGGCTACGGTAAGATGGCTTACGAGTCCTTGCTTGGCTTGGTTCTCAACCCCGAATACGGTGATATCACCGATCCGGAGACGGGTACCGATCTGAGTCTAACATACGGTAAGCCTTCAGGCGCATCGTTCCCTCAGACGAAGCTGACCCCGCGCCGTCGTTCCTCTCCTCTCTGCGATGAAGCAGTAGGTGGCGATGAGCGCTGTGCGGAGCTTCTCAACAACATTCCCGACTTTGACACTCTGTTTGAGCGTAAGTCCGCTACCGAGGTAGAGGCTATGCTTGATGAGTATCTAGCGGGAGATCAAAGTGCTGAGACATCTTCGTCAGAAACGACGAAGTACACCGCACCGACGACTACGACTGATCCGGTCGACGCCGCCTTTGATGAGTTGATGGGAGCGTAACCGCTCGACCCACAGGGAGGCACAGGGTTATCAGGTGCCTCACTTTTTCTTCCGCTGGCAGACCGGTTAAAGTCTGCCGCTTTTTCATGATACAGGAGACACAATGAGAAATTTAATTTGCATTCTTCCTCTCGCGCTAATGTTTGCGTGCGGAGACAAGGATGAAGACACGGGTGCAGAAGACACGGCAGTTGAAGATACAGCCGCCACGGAGGTAGAGTAATCATGACTGATATTCTATCAAGCAACATTGTACGAGGCGCCCTCGCGGTGCTGGTACTCGGAGCAGTAGTATACGGATTCAACACCACCAGTGGTGATGTTGCCACGACTACTACGGCATCGACTGAAAATGTCTCCACAGTGGTCGGCAATGGGACTATTACCCCAGTTGTGGATACTACCACAGAAGCCACTACGACAGAAGTCACTACCACAGAAGAAACAAACGAGACTACCGCCGAGTAGTCAAAGCCGCTGGCAGACCGGTCAAAGTCTGCCGCTTTTTACAAAGGAGAAACAAAATGCAAGAAGAAGTAAATATGCTTGAGGATCTAATCGATCAGTTAACCGCTGCACGCTCAGATTATAACAAGTTCTATAGTGACGGCAACAGTGCTGCTGGCACTCGGGTCCGTAAGCTGATGCAGGAAGTTAAGAATTCTGCCCAGTCGCTACGGCTCCATATTCAAGAAACCAAAAACAACGCATAGCTGGAATTTGGTGAAGACGCCCCTCCGTTACCCCGGCGGCAAGACCCGTGCTGTGAAGCACATCTTGCCGCTTATTCCTGAAGGCATTCCGCGTTTATGCTCGCCCTTTTTTGGAGGCGGTTCAGTTGAACTAGCGGTAGCGTCGAGGGGCGTTGAGGCTATTGGCTATGATAAGCTGGTGCCTCTTGTTTGGTTTTGGCAAGCCCTATGCGGCAACAACGAGAGACTAGCCGAAGAAGCTGACGCTCTCAGGATCCACCATCCAGACTTTATGCTGAAAGGTGAGCCCGTCCGCGGCTTAGTGAAAGAGGATTTTATTAAACTTCGAGAAGACCTCCGAGACCCATCACTTCTGTTCTCGTACGAGAAAGCAGCAAAGTTCTACGCGATCAATCGCTCTAGCTTCTCAGGCGCCACCTTCTCGGGCGGCTGGTCCAAGCGATCCTCGTTCGCCCGGTTTACAGATTCCTCGATCGCCCGATTACGCAGCTTTAACGCCGAGAACTTCAGGGTCGACTACGCAGACTTCCAGACGAGCCTTCCATGGCACCCTAGAGCCTTCCTATATCTCGACCCTCCCTACATGCTGCCCAAAGACGCAGCGATGCTCTACGGGCAAGCAGGAGGGCTTCACGCGGGATTTGACCATATGGCGCTTTATAACTTGCTTTCCAACCGATCCGACTGGGTAATGTCATACAATGACTGTCCAGAGGTTCGGGATCTTTATTGTGATCGCAAGATCGTCTCTGCTGAGTGGGCATACGGCATGAAGAACGTTGAATGGGTTGATGGTGAATGCGTTGGCAAAAAAACAATGGGTTCCTCGTCCGAGCTACTAATTACAGGGTAATGAAAATGAAGCCAATATTAGAAAACTTCCGCACAGTGGTGAGAGAATCACGCAACACTCATGGAGCAGATGTCAATGAAATTCTTTTTGCTTATATAGCTGCTGGAAACACCTTTGGCGACGGCTTTGTGAATGGCGCTGAGGCAGAAGCTATCCTGAGAGAGAAGACCGCTAAGGTCAAGGAATCAGAGTACGAAGACCAGTATCAACGCGCCGTCCACTCGTTTGAAGAAACGATGGAATGGGCAGTCGAGAATGGCTGGAACGGAAATGTCGCGAGAGTATGGTGGACAGCAAGACCAAACGTTTTGGCTGCCGCCTCCCGCTTGCCTCTGGGTGACGGTACTTTCCAAGAAGCTTCACCGGGGAACCCCACAGATGTATTGCTACAGTTTGACGATAAAAAGTTTTTGGGTGTCTCTCTTAAATCTATGAAGCAGACCAAGGGAGACGTTGGCTTCAAGAACCCCGGCGTCGGAGCGATTGGGAAGTCTCTGGGTATTAACTTGATCGCAGCGCTGCATGAGATGGACAAGAAGGCGCTGGATCAATTAGGCGTCCCGCAAATGAAGCAAGATAAGCGCAAAGCGTGGCTAAGACAGGCGGGCAACGAAGCCACGAGGACAGAAACACAGAAGGTCGGCAAGTTGATGCTAACCACACTGAGGGACGTTCTCTTGGCACATCTGGAATCTATGTCTGCAGATGAAGTCCGAAAACACATACTGGGCTCATGGATGGACGCCGGCGATCTTTACCCATACTATATTAAGGTTACGGGACGAGGAACTGCAGCCAAAGGTTATAACGCATCTGCAGACGATCCAAGTAACAACGATCAATTCAGGGCGCTGATAGCTGCAGACTCCTTCAGATTCCTCAAGCAAGGAACAGGAAAAGAATGGGAAGCCACCATCGGCGTCGAGGCTATAGCTGCCGGCAAACCCGCGAGAATATTAAAGATGCGATTTAAGTTTGAATCAGAGAAGCTAGCATCAAGTCTCAAGATGAGCGGCGATCCCTACAAATAAAACAAGAAACCTCTGGACAAACCAAACAATCTATGGTAATATGTTACTACTAATCAGAAATAGGAACTGAAAATGGCAAGAGCTAAAAAATCAAATGGTGCTGGAAAGCTTTCTATCACCCAAATGCGAGAAATGATCAACAAGAAGGCTGGTCAGAATGTCGCCCACGATCTTAAGAAAGACAATCCCACAGAAGTGAAGGATTGGATCCGGACCGGCTCACGCTGGCTTGACTCAATTACCTGTCGCGGTCAGTTGGCTGGCATCCCGGTTGGGAAGGTCACCGAAATCGCGGGATTAGAATCAACCGGTAAGAGCTATATGGCAGCACAAGTGGCTGCCAACGCTCAGGAAATGGGCATTGACGTTATCTATTTTGATAGCGAGTCTGCTATTGATCCCACATTCCTTGAGCGCGCTGGCTGCGATCTTAATAACCTTTTGTATGTTCAGGCAACCTCAGTCGAGTTTGTTCTGGAGACTATTGAAGAACTGTTGGGAACGAATGACAATCGCATGCTCTTCATCTGGGATTCGTTGGCTCTCACTCCATCGGTATCAGATGTTGAGGGAGACTTCAACCCGTTGTCATCTATGGCAGTGAAGGCTCGCATTCTGGCTAAGGGCATGTCCAAGTTGACTGTTCCTATTGCCAACTCGCAGAGCACGTTCCTTGTTCTTAACCAGCTTAAGACCAACATCACGCGTTCACCGTCTGAGGCTATGACCACGCCCTATATGACGCCCGGCGGAAAGGCTATGATCTATGCGTACTCGCTGCGTATCTGGCTCACTGGTCGTAAGGCAAAGGCGTCTTTCGTCACCGATGACAAGGGCTTCCGGATTGGATCCGAGGTCAAGGTGAAGCTTGAGAAGTCTCGCTTCGGTACTCAGGGTCGCCAGTGTAACTTCCGTATTCTATGGGGCGACGAGATCGGCATCCGCGATGAAGAAAGTTGGTTTGATGCCATCGGCGGATCAGAACGCCTTGCACGTTCAGGGGCTTGGTATACTTTGCTTGACTCCCGCGGAGAAGCTCTTGGTGCCAAGTTTCAAGCAACCAAGTGGATTGAGCGCCTGCAAGACGAAGAGTTCCGAAAGAATGTTGTAGAGATCATGGATGAGGAAGTTATTATGAAATTCCACAACCGAATTGGTACCGCATCAGATTTTTATGAAGAAATCGAAGAAAAGATTGAATAAAATGGAAGGCTAATACGTCTAATATATTGAACACACAAAAGGAAAGGAGAAAATAATATGAAGTTCCTTATTTCGCTGGCAGCATTCGCTGCCCTCACCGCTCCCGCAACCGCGGAAGCACACAACGACAATAGCTGCGGTTGCAGTCATGCTACTACTGCTGTCGTTGCTACTCCCGCGATATCTATCGTCTGGGTGTGGGTACCAACAAACCGAGTCGCTGGCATTCGTGCTCACTGGTCTCATCCGGTTCATGGTCGTGAATTCACGAATCGTGTTGGTGGGCGCCCAATCGCTCGACCGAGCGCTAATGCCACTTGGGTTACCGGACATTGGACCGGCAACCGACGCACCCGTCATTGGGTTTCTGGACACTGGAATCGCCAGTCCCAGCCTACGCGTCCCTCTCGTCAAACTCGCCGTTCGCGCCGCTGATTGACAAAAACTAAGCCCTATGGGAGAAAAAAGCTCCCATAGGGCTCTCTCTATTCGAGTATTCTGTGAAGCTAACCGGTCGCCACCGCCGATATATGGAGATCGCGTCTCGTGTAGCACACAACTCAAATAGCGATGACTACCGCCATGGAGCTTTGTTGCTCCGCGGGTCCAATATCATTGGACTCTCTATGAATAAGAACCGCCATGCCAAGTTCGGGAATCGCTTTCGCGACCGTAACTGCGGGCATGCCACTCACCACGCCGAGCTTGGCTGTGTTCTGGGGATAGATCGTAAAAAGACTACGGGCTCCACAATGTACGTCTGTCGCATCGGTAAGGGCGGAGAATTCCGCCTATCCAAGCCCTGCAGCATGTGCGCTGCCGTCCTACGACATGTAGGCGTAAAGCGCGTATTTTACAGTATTGACAACAAGACTATAGGAGTCTATAAACCATGAATATTTTTGTACTACACCACGATCCGCAGGTTGCTGCAGAGATGGCATGCGACAAGCATGTTGTTAAGATGATCTTAGAGACAGCACAGAT